CCGAGACCGATGAAACTGATAACGGAACAGATTGAGGACGTAAAAGTTCTCACAGAAGAAAAGAACGGAAAGAAGCTTCTTTATATTGAAGGAGTTTTTCTTCAGTCTGAACTCAAGAACCGCAACGGTCGTATGTATCCGTTTGATGTTCTCAACCGCGAGGTTCAGAGATACAGCGAAGAATATGTAAAGACCAAGAGAGCTCTTGGAGAACTCGGTCATCCAGATGGTCCCACCATCAATCTAGATAGAGTGTCGCACAGAATTGTTGAACTCCGCGCAGAAGGACACAACTTCTATGGCAAGGCACAAATTCTTGACACCCCCATGGGACAGATTGCTAAGTCACTTCTCGATGAAGGAGTGCAACTTGGCGTTTCTTCTAGAGGTATGGGCAGCATTGATAAGCGTGAAGATGTTGCTGTTGTTCGTGATGATTTCTTCCTCACAACTGCTGCTGATATTGTAGCAGATCCTTCCGCGCCAGATGCGTTTGTTAATGGCATCATGGAAGGAAAAGAGTGGGTTTGGGAGAACGGTATTTTAAGAGAAGCAAAGATTGATAAATACCGTAAATACATTGATGAGGCAACTCGTCAAAATTTAGAGGCAAGAACGCTCAAAGTTTTTGAGCATTTCCTCTCAAATTTATGATTTAATAAATAAATTTAGATTAATTATACGGAAATAGAGGTAAACTCAAATGTCAGATATGCTAAACGAAAAGTTTGGAGAGTTTGTTGCTGAACAAAACATTGTTATGGAAGCTGGCGGAAGGGATCCTATGCCCACCGTTACGGCTTCTGTCATTCCTGGAACAGGCAGCGACCCTTCCCAGGTTTCTGACGTACAGACTGCAAGATCTGGCGGAAGAGATCCTATGCCAACAGTTCAACCATCAGTTGCTCCTGGTCAAAAGGCAGCAACAGATTTGGGTGGTTCAACTTCTGGTCCTCTTCACGATAACGATGAAGAAGGTGAAGAGAATCCTGGAGCAAAAGCTGCAGCACCTATCTCTCAAATTTCTGGTGATCCACAACTAGCATCCAAGAAAGATGCTGGTGATCAGGGAACCCAACCTCATGTTGGTGCTGAAGTAGCATACGGCACCAAGATGGGCGGCGCAGTTAAGTATCCAATCCACGCAGGATTTGAGATTGATATGACTGACGACGTTAACGCCCTCCTAGAGGGAACAGAACTCTCAGAAGAGTTTGCACAGAAAGCAAAGACAATCTTTGAAGCTGCTGTAAAAGCAAAACTCTCAGAAGAGTATGACAGACTTGTAGAACACTTTGCCACTGAACTAGAGAAGCAAGTAGAAGAGATCAAGAACGAACTTGCTGAAGAAGTTAATGGCACTGTGAACTACGCCATCGGTCAATGGATGGAAGAGAACCAAGTAGCCATCGACCGTGGTATCAGAAATGAGATCACTGAAGACTTTATCGCAGGTCTTAAGGGTCTCTTTGAAGAGCACTATATCGCTATCCCAGACGAGAAAATCGATGTGGTAGAAGGTATGGCTGATCAGATTCGTGAAATGGAAGAGCGCCTCGACGAACAGGTTAAGGCGAATGTGAAACTACAAAATCGTCTTAATGAGACTGCCAAAATCAACATTCTGAACACTGTTTCGGAAGGACTTGCAGATACTCAGAAAGAGAAACTCGCAGCACTTGCTGAAGGTCTAGATTTTGTTTCCGAGGAAGAGTTTTCCAGAAAGGTTAAAACCATTAAGGAATCCTATTTCAAAGAATCAACATCAATCCCAAGCGATGTTATCGACGAGACACCAGTAGAAGGATTTGAAGATGTATCACCAGCAATGGCGCAATATCTTCAAGCACTCAACCGCTGGTCCAAATAATTAATTCCCCCTATTTTTCCCAAACGGAGCAAACAAATGTTTAACGCAAATGCTCTAACCGAAAAGTGGGCACCTGTTCTAGGTCATGAGGGCGCTGGCGCAATCAAGGACAATTATAGAAAGGCTGTTACCGCTGTTCTGTTAGAAAATACCGAAAGATCACTACGCGAAGAGCGTGGTATGATGACAGAAACAATCAATAGTGCTGGCGCTATTGGAACCAACGCGCTATCAGGTAGCGGTCTTGACACCAAAACTGGTGGTCTAGCAGGTTTCGATCCTGT